GGCATGATGAAGAAAGGCTACGCAGCTGGTGGCATGGCTACCAAGGGCGGCGCTGCGGGCGGCAAGTCAAAAGTTCGTGGCGCTGGTGTGGCTATCAAGGGCACACGTCCTGCAAAAATGATGTAATTAGGGCTGTGTAATGGCGTACTTTAGACTGACCCTTGCTCCCGGCATCGATAAACAGAACACCGAATACGGTGCCGAGGGCGGCTGGACGAACTGCGATAACGTGCGGTTTCGCTATGGCCTGCCCGAGAAAATAGGGGGTTGGAACTACTTTACGGGGGAGGCCGTCTATCTGGTTGGTAGCGGGAGTGACCTTTTCTCGTGGAACTCCTTGATCGGCGTCCCATTCTTGGCCCTCGGTACTTCTAAAAAGGTCTACGTCAGCTCGGGCGGTGCGTGGTACGACATCACCCCGCTGCGCAGCACAACCGTGGCAGGCGATGTCACGTTTGCTGCGGTCACTGGATCGACAACGCTCACGGTTACCGACACTAACCACGGCGCTGACGAGGGGGACTTTGTTACCTTCTCGGGCGCGGTAAGCTTGGGCGGCGTTATTACAGCGGCTATTCTTAATTCAGAATACCAGATCACTACGGTCATCAACTCCTCAACGTACACCATCACCGCGCCCGTGGCTGCCAACTCCAGTGACAGTGGGGACGGCGGCGTTGCAGTTGTTGGTGCATACCAGATCAGCACGGGCTCGGATGTAAGCTTTTTTGACTTCGGGTTTGGCACCGGATCGTGGGGCGTTGGAACGTGGGGCACTCCTCGAACTACAAGCGAAGTGACGACATTGTCATCACGCGTGTGGAAGTTCGACAACTTCGGCGAAACGCTTGTTGCGCAGCTTGTGAACCGGCAGGTGTTTAAGTGGAACCCAACGACCGACGGTGTTGGGGTCAGAGCCTCTATTGTTTCGGGCGCACCTACGGCAAACGCCTACATGCTGATATCGAGCCCAGACAGGCACATGGTCGTCTTTGGCACCGAGACCACCATCGGCACTCCCAGCACACAAGATCCGATGTTCGTGCGGTTTTCCAATCAAGAGGACATTAACACCTTTGCGGAGTCGGCCACCAACACGGCAGGCGGTCAGCGGCTGTCAGACGGCAGTGCAATCGTCTCTGCAGTGCGCTCGCGCGGTCAGATACTGATCTTTACGGATACTTCTTTGCACGGCATGCAGTACATTGGCCCGCCCTACACTTTTGGGTTCCAGCAGCTGGCGGCTAACTGCGGATGTATCGGCCCACACGCAGCGGTGGACGTTAACGGTCTGGCGTTCTGGATGGGCAAAGAAGCGTTTTACGTGTTCGACGGTACAGTCAAAAAGCTTCCTTGCAGTGTGCAGGACTACGTGTTTAACGACATAAATCTTGTGCAGGACACCAAGGTATTTGCTGCGCTGAACACGGACTTTAACGAGGTCACCTTCTTCTACTGCAGCTTCACCAGCGACTTTATCGACCGAGCAGTAACACTGAACTACCTTGAGAACGTCTGGTCCATCGGCACTCTGGCCCGCACGGCGTGGCAGGATGTGGGCAGCTTTGAGAAGCCTGTGGGTGCGGAGTTCCTGCCCAACAGCACTGAGCCCACGCTGAACACTATCTACGGATTGTCTCCGGGCCGCTCAGTGGTGTACAACCACGAAGACGGCGTTAACGCTGCCGGCCAACCGCTGCCCGCGTTCCTCGAATCTGGGTATTTTGACATCGGTGATGGCGACAACATGCTCTTGATGAGCCGGTTCATTCCTGACTTTAAGAACCAGCTGGGCAACATCACTGTGAACCTGTTCCTGCGGCCCTATCCTCAGGCCACGGCCAGCCCAAGCTCACTGGACCCGTATGTGATCACGCCTACGACGCAGAAGGTGGACACCCGTGCCCGTGGTCGGCAGATCGCGCTTCGCATGACCAGCACGGCAATCAATACGTCGTGGCGGTTCGGCACGATGCGTGTTGACATCCAGCCGGACGGCTTGCGATGAGTAAGATACAGAACGTCCGCCTGCCCAACGCGGTCAGCGGCGACTACAGCCCAGAGCAGTTTAACCAGCTAGTGCGCTCTCTGGAGCAGGTTATTCTGCAGCTTAACTCCAGCTACACGCCCATCGTCAGCCAAGACACTGCTGGTGCGGCAACGTGGATGAGCGCGGGCAGCGGAGCGGGCGGCGGGTTTGCCGGTGGAATACGCGGTTTCCAGATATCCAACGGCATGCTGCAGCCCCATGCAATGCTGCTGTCCGACGTTGATCAGACAAGCGCCGGCATCACCAGCGAGAACCTGCTCACCTATAACACTGTCGCGTTGACCAACGGCATTCGCGTGGTGGACAACACCAAGATCTTTGTGCCCTGCAGCGGTCAGTATCTGGTGACCTTTACCCTGCAGATGACCAACCGCAGCAACACCGCAGCGGAGTTTGAGATCTGGGCCAAGGACACTGGGGTCAATTACCCCTTAAGTAATACCAGATTTGATATACCGGCGCGGAAAACAGCACTAATTTGGTCGCATGTAGTGCCTGCCGTGACTGGAATTTTTACGGTCACCGACCCTGCAGTGAACTATCTGGAAATCGCGTGGTGGTCTGACAATGCTGACGTGTATATTGAGCACTACGCTGCCGGCACAAGCCCCACACGGCCAGCGATACCGTCTGTGATCCTTACAATTAACTTTGTTTCAGCCGGGTAATCAGCATGGCAAACAAGTATCTGAGAAAGCCGCTAATACCGGATGCAACGACAGAAACGATCATTTACACGGTGCCAGCGGCCAACACGGCAGTGTTGTCATCGCTGCGAGTGACCAACGGGAACGCCGCAGTTGCAGCGATTTCAGTCAACCTGTACCCGGCTGGAGGCGCCACGGCACACCGGCTGCTGAAGACCTATCAGCTGCCCACGAATCAGACGATGGACGTCTTCAGCGGCGTTCCCTGTATCTTAGAAGCTACAGACGTGCTCAAGGTGCTATCGAGCGTGGCAACCGTGACGTTTGTGCTGTCCTATTTAGAGACTGATCGGTCTTAACAGTAGACAACGAAGGCATCTTCGTTGATAATTTTAGGTATTTTCGCGACCCTCCCCGGCGCGCAGCCCCGTGTGGCTTTTAACTTCCAAAGGAAAAAGACATGGTAAATGCTATGCCGGGAATGGGCGCCCCCCAAATGGCTCCCGCTGAACCTTCCGTTGACCAACTTGCTGCATTTGAACAGATGCGCGAGCAGGTTTCCCCTACGGAAATCAATCGTGAAATGCTGATGACTGCCGAGCAGGCAGATCCTGTCGCAGTGGCCGAGTTCCGTAAAGAGCTGGCAGAGCTTGAGGTGGCCCCCGAGGTCATCGACATGCTCAACACGATGGTGGACGAGGTGCTCGCTAATCCCAATGAGTATCCTGCCATTCGGCAGAAATACCTTGATATGGGCGTGGACGAGGAGATCCTACCGGAGGCTTTTGATGCGGGGCTTTTTGCCGCACTGAACATCGCTCTTGACGAGCTGCGTGGACCAGAGAACATGCTACCCCCGCAGGGCTTTGCTAGAGGCGGTATCGCCAGCTTAAATCCAATGGCGCGTGAGATGGCAGAGGCTGGACGCTACGGCGACACCATGCTGGCTCACATTAGCCCGGTTGAAGCCCAGATTCTGCGCCGTTACGGCGGCAGTGGCACAATCAACCCAATGACCGGGATGCCCGAGTTCTTCTTGAAGAAAATGTTCAAGAAACTCGGAAAGGCGGTCAAGAAGTTCGCCAACACCACGATAGGCAAGATTGTAATTGGCACCGCGCTGTTTATGGTTGCCGGTCCTGCCGCTGCTGCAATGCTGGGTGCCTCTGCCGGCGGCGCGGCTGCTGCAGGCATCAGTGGTTTTGTCAGTGGCGCTGGAACATCCCTGCTCGCGGGTGGCAACCTGAAAGATTCGCTGAAGGCGGGTGCTATCGGCGGCATCACTGCGGGTGTTTCAAAGGGTGTTATGAATCGCATGGGCACGCCTGCAGCGGCAGCAGCGCCTGAGATTGCCCAGCAGCCTTTGCGACCCTTGGATCTCTCTGTCCCAAGGGGAGACGTTTTGCCGTTGCAGTCAATAAGCCCCACGCAGGCTGCTGTGAACATTCCACCCGGCGGGATTGGCAGTCTGCCGGTTGCAACCGGCCCAACAGCAGACAGTTTTACCCCAAGGCTCACTCTACAGGATACTTTGGCACAGGCTTCGCGAGTTACGGCGCCAATACAGCCTTCTGCCAGCAGTGGAATTGGTTTCCCTCGGACGACTGCTGCTCCGGGAACACTATCCTCGGGCACGACAGTTGACTTAGGGGCTCTTGATAGAGCATCCCCCACCCTGAAAACCCCCGGGTTTACTCCGAGGGCTGAGGTAGCCGCAACGGGAGGGTCTGCGCCACGAAACCTTCTTCAACAAGGTATCGACAAGCTGTCGCCCGGTAGGTTTGACGCTGCTGCACAAAAAGCTGGGGAAAAAGCCTTTAAAGACACTTTTGCGCAATATGGTGGAGACCGTCTTGTTCAGGGGACTGATGCATTTGCTACGGCAATCACTAAGGCTAACGAGGCAAAAGCTGCGGCCATTGCATCAAACACTCCCGGCGTATTTCGCCAATATGCCCCGCTCGCCGCCACCGGCCTCGGTATCATGGCGCTCGCTGGCGGCTTTGATGAAGAGGAGATTGCTCCGCCCGAGGGCTTTGAGGACATGGGCGGAATCGGTGCCGGAGAGAAGCTGTTGGCAGAAAAC